CTTGTGAAAATGCCAAAGCCTCTTCTTCGGCTAATCCAAGCGGCTTCAAAATGTCACCCGTGGATGCAGCGAACTGCTGGATGTCTTGTGTCGCACGTCCAACTGAGTTACCAAGGCTTTCAGCCCAGGCGTTTGCCTCATCTGCCGTCTGTGAGAAAACGACGTTGAATTTACTTTGAATTTCCTCTGCATCAGCGGCGAGTTTAATAAATCCGGCACCGGCTGCCACGACCGGTAATGTAATTGATGCTGTGAGGGTCTTACCAATACTTGTGATTCCCTTCCCGAAATTCTGTAATGATTTCAGGGACGCAGAAGTCGACTTATCAAGGTTGGTAAGATTCTTTTCTGTATTTTTTACTTGCGAATCAAAATCCTTCAAGGAACGCTCAGCGTTCTTGTTCAAGACTTCAATCGTATATTGTAGGCTTCCTGCGTCAAAGGCCATACTATCGTTTTTTCTTGAGTTTAACGTCCTTCCTGAACTTATCGAAAGAATCTTTTTGCGTTGCCCTACGATGGGCAATCATTCCCTCTACACCAAACGCGTGCAATATGTCTGTTCTCTCAATCTTGCTATTTATTTTACGACCGTCCTCAGTTTCATCCCGTAATTGCCAAAGCATGTAATCGTATAGCATTACAAATGATTTGTACGGCATGGCCAAGGCGGATTCGTACGTCATAGCGCCTTTGTAGAATCGCATCATACGCGCCAGCATAAGGCCGTGGCGCATTGCACCGTAATCTACTTGGCCTTTTTCACGCTTTTTGGTTTTTTGGCCGGCGTTGAGGGAGAGACTTCTTCTAAAAAAGGTTGCCCCACTCGTTCAGACATCATTCCGGCGATCTTGAGTAATGCTTGGAACGGAATCTTTGCGACCTCTTCTTCCGTGATCTCGTTATTTTGTGAAAGGATTGCGTGTGCAAGCTTCACATAAATTACACGGGTCGCGTTGGGGTCTGCCGTTTTATCTGCCTTCTCGTATGCTTGAATGGCTTCCTGCGCATTCTGGCTTGCGATCATTGTTGCGAATGATGGGTCTTTTACTTCGAATTCTCTTGATTCTCCGTCAATCTTTACTGTGATTTTCAAAATTTCTTCATCGATGTCGGAGAGGTCGAGATGTTTTACATTGCTCATAATAGAATTGGGTTAATCGCGTGGTCTTAGCACGCTTCGTTCCCACAAAATTTAGGTTGTGGATTGTTCGTCGATAATACTATCGATGTTTCCGTCAAGTTCAAGTTCCATCGTAGACACATCATCTGCGTCGTCTGAAAGAAGCGGGAAGCTCAAAGGATTGATGTTCGTAACACCAGACAAGTCAATAATGAGACGATCCCCATTGTTGTTTGTGTTGGTGATTCGCGCCACGTACTCCGTCTTTTGTCCAAAGTCGTTGAACGTAATGTTCTTCGAAGCATTTGGAGTATAGTCGTAGTCAATGGTTAAGCTCTGTGATTCGGTTGTAAGTACTGCACCGGCAAGATCCATAACGATCCCGGTTTTTCCACTTCCGTCCTCTACAATTCGATAATCGTCGTCAGCGACCAATAGGCCGTCAACAGAACCGGTTACAGAGTTGATCACTACTGTGCTCAAGTCTCCGTTCTGGTTCTCGATTTCAAGGAACTGATCTTCAAGCCAAGCGCCATCAGCAAACACCTGTATCGCATTTGATACGAGTGCTCCTGCAACGAGTGACAAGTTGAGCTGTCCTTCTTCGAGTTGTTCGAGTACGGTCATGTCAATTTCAGCCAAAAGAAAGCCGAAGCTGCCCTTCAATCCGTTCTTGAAGAACTTTACGCTATCCGTGTTGTCGAAAAGAATTTCAACAGTCTCACCCTTATGAGTGAAGACCAAATCACGAATTGCACCGACGTTCGTCAAAGTGAGGAAGTCGGGTCCGATCTCAAGTACGGCCGAACCAAATCGCAGCGCATCATTGCGTTGGATGGTTGTCTGAGCCATAGAATGACCTTAGTTAATTGTTAAGGTACGATGTTTTTCGTTGCACCTGGCTAATGGCCGAAGTCGGTGCACCCGACGGCCATGTTGTTTTTCTTATTCCTCTTGGTATTTTAGCACAAAATCGGCCTGAATGGAGTAAGTTTCCGTTTTTTCGTCGAAAACTTGCCTCTTGTTTGCCGCGTAAGCAAATTTAGTGTCCCGTACGAAACTACCAGACCCCAGTTCACCCTTGAAACGTTGCAAAACATTAAACAGAGCAAGGTGCATGCTCTCTGCGTCTCCAAGGCTTTTAGAAATACAGTTGATTTGCACGGTGCTGATGATGACGGCCACATCCTGCACGTACCGCTCAGCAATAGGCGAGTACGTGATAAAATTATCATTTGCCTCCAGTTGAGTATCGGGAACAATATCGGGAAAAATACGATCACCCACGAAGCCTGCGAGGGTCGGGTCGTCTTTGATTTCTTGTACGATTGCGGATTGAATTGCTGACATACGCTAACAAATTTTACTTAGGGTTCCCATTGTTTTGAGAAGTGAGCCTCTATCTTCTTCCTGCGTCTTACGATACATCGCACTCGGAGCAACCTTGACCGTTCCGAATTCAATAAATCCAGCATAGTTCGCCTTGGCTGGAACCTCCGTTTGGAAGCCCGTGGACGTGTTCTCAATCTTTTTATTGGGCTCAATTGATGCTTTCAGGTTTCCTGTGTCGACCGGAGTACGTTCTTTTGCACCACCAGCGAATTGTTCCGCCGTCACCAACAAACCGCGCTTCTGATTACGCGTCATTAAGTCAAACGCTCCTTTTGTGTCTGTGGTGTTTTTTACGGACATACTATTGCAGTTTATTTTCTGCCACGCAATCCAGTTCCCAATGATCACGTTGACTATCTTTCTTGGCAAATTTGACGATGTAATTTTGATCGTCTGTTACCACAATACGGAAAAACTCATCGATTGTGTAGGCTCCAATCGGCAAATAAAGGACGTGTGTTGCGTCCGCAGCCTCAAAATGGGCTGTACGTCGATATCCGGCGTTAATCGGCTGTACGCGGCAAGGAACGTCCGCTGCGATCGTTGCGTACACGTCAGAAGCCTGCCCAAACTCATCCAATGTTTGGGTTTTGTTCTCTATCGTACAAATTGAGTTCATCAGGCTATTGAAGGACATACTTAGTAGTGGTCACGAGCAAATCGTTGTCGGCTGTTAAGTAGCGCGTCATTATCGAAGTCGTCGTCGATCTTCAATTCTCGATATCGTTTACGGTACTTGTCCACGATTGAACGGGATCGTTTACCGATCAGGTCACCAGAATCCTTGACGCCAGAACCAGATACGTTGGCTTTTGTGTAACTGTAGTCTCCCAATTTCTCAGAAGTGATGTCACCTCCACCGCTATCGAATGTGACAGCACCGGAGAGCACCAAGTTTTCTACTGCATACAAAGCGGCACGACTGAGGTCTTGTGGAATTCCCACATAATCTACTGGGTGAGTGCCTTCAAAGACTCTCTTCTCATCTTCACGACGAGGGAACATGAGCATCTGACCATTGTTCGCTTCCAGTTGTTTCCAGAAAAATCCAATATATTCATCTATGTAAAGTTCAGCTTCGCGGATAACACCCTCAAGGTCTGCGTCAGTTGCAGCGGCAATTGCGGCCACTCGCGAGAGCGCCTTGACTTGTGCAGGCGTTGTGTAACGAATCTGGTTCCAAGTGTTCACCTCATCCTCTGTGTAATAGCTTACAACGATTGAACGGGTAGCGACTGGGGCTACATCGAACTCAATATTCTGATTGCCAGATTCCTCTCGACATTCGTAACAAAGTTTATCATCAAACAAAACCTTGACTGTGCCAGGCTTGAACTTGTTGGCAAGTGGAAACGTTGTGAGTATTCCGTCAGGTACTAAGATTTCATTTTCGATAAACATATTATTACGTTACTTTTTTACGGTATGTTGAACGAGCAAATCAACATTTTTATTAATGTTTTTTACATGCGTTTCAACGCGAGCCATTCTATCTGAAACATCGTCACTTTTTCCCCAAAGACTTTTAACGTCATTCTTAACGGCGTTTATTTTCTCTGTACAAATTTTTTCTGCTTGTTCCATGCTCTGTTCCATATGCTCTTCCAAATGCTCAATGTTTTCACTATTGGTTTTGATTTGGTCGTTGATTTTGCCGAATGCCCTTCCTGCCCACCAAATGCCTGTTAATACTGGGATGAGTGCCCCGACCGAAATTGCAGTTTGTGTTGTCAGTAGTGTGTCCATAGTTCGGGGTTCCCCCTCCATTTAATTATACCCTAAATTTCAGTATCCCAAGTGTAACCCTGATCAATGGCTTGATCACGGAACTCCTGTTTTAGATCATTGTCTGTGGTGGTTGTTTCCGATGAAACGATCGTTGTCATCGACGCACCGTCGATTGTTCCTGTGGCTTTCTTTACTGTTTCATCAACGCCATCGTAGTCTTGATTGGTCTCCTGTTCGATTGTGATTTGTAGTTCAGGCATACTATTTTTCCATTACGACCGCTGCCACCGTACCGATGTATCTGGTCTTGAATTTAATTATGCAACCATTCGTGGTTACTGCGTGTTTGTAGGCTGGAAGATTTCCTGAGTTAGCCATTGTGAGTTGAACGATTGGTCTTAGAGTAAATGGCGTATCGAATACGATGTAAGCTGTTTTTGTGTTGTCGAAAAAGATCTCGTATTCTTGAACGTTTTTTCCAACTGCGTAATGTTTAGGCATAAAATTATACAGCTTGTTCAGTTGTTAAAATCCCTGCGTCGTCTACGCTAAGCTCCCAATCTGTATCATTGGGGGATTTAAAAGAGGTCTTTTTTACTGGATTGCGTGTATTGAATGGTTGTATAAACTCTTTAGAATCGGCAAGCGATAAATCAGCTACACCATCATTCAAAACTATGTCACCTGCATCGATACGTGTTATGAGATCACTGCTGTTGTAAATCTCACTTATTGTGCTGACTCGAGTAAGTTCGAACTGTCCAGAGGCTGGGACTTTACAGTTTCCTAAATCAGGTAGAGCTATTTCAGAAGCTGTCTGATTTTTTACGATTATTGTCATCGACATATTAGATAGTCCATTTAAGGGTTAGTAGGAGGTATGCATCATCCGCATCATCAGCATTGTCCATAGCTAGGTTAAGCGTATCCCCTGCTGAATAAGCAACACTCACAGTATTGTCAGTCAATACACCTGCTACTAGAGCCAACGATGTATCAACCACTCCATTTTTGTAAATGTCGACCCCTGTCGTAGAAGTTAAGTCTGAGTTCTGAACAGCTACTGAAACAAGGATTGCACCCCATGGCATTCTGACACCATTACCATTAGTAATGTCACGTGCATCTCCACCATAACGTTGGATTTGGTTATCAGCACCACCGTTCTTACCGAACTGAAGTGGGATTTCAGCAATAGAAACCCAAGCGGTTCGTCCAGCATCATAGGTATAAACACGATCATCATCAGTACTGTGTGCTTGCAACCCATCAACTGGGGAAGTAATCGCTGTAATCTGAGCATTCGTCATCCGAGGGATCAAGAGTCCTTTAGTAGTAGATACGATATCTAATACTGCAGATGAATCTGGCGCAGTGTCTTGTCCGACTGCCATTGAACCACCTGCCGCAATGAAGCCGGTAGCATTGTCCACGGTAAGGTGAACATCGGCAGAGTCCCCGAACATATCACCAATCTGGATAGTCGTTGCTGATTCGTCAAGAAAGACGTAGTTACCTGCGTCTGTATCTCCCCAAATCATGTCTCCTGTGGCTTCTATAATGAATGTACCGTCTACGGCTACCTGCATTATTCCTTCCACTCCCGCTGTACGTTCTAACTGAATTCCATTAGCCGTTCCGAATGTGTGGATTGCACGATCAGTCACCATCGTTACCGGACTTCCGATCACGAGGTGGCCAGCCGTCATGTGCATTCCGATGCTCGCACCAACTCCAGCGTTATTTACGTCGATCAAGATACCAATCGCATCAAGCGTTGAGTTTGCATCCTGATCAATGTTTATAGCATTTTCGAAGCTGTTCTTATCGATGTATATACCATCCGCTTGAGAATCCTGAGTAATTCCGAGCACGCGCGCCTGTGTAGCCGCCGAGTTGTCGTTCTTCATCACGATCAAATCGCGAAGGTTTGTATCCGCTGAATTCGATGTAAATGCTGCGATTGCACCGATTGTCAATGAGTTTACGTTCGTAATCGATAAACAAATTCCCGATGTCGTCACTGGAGCAAGTAGGTTGACGATGTTCGATGTTGTCGCTTGACTGTCGATCCTCAAAGCATTCCCATTCCCATTTTGATCAAGGAATAGTCCGATTGCTGCTGCCTCTTGTGTAATCCTTAAAGGAACTGCACCCGTTGCCGAGGCATTGTTATTGCTAATCTCTACAAGATTACGAACATCTGTTTCTGGTGAGTTCGATTCAAGAATTACAATGCTTCCAGTAGTTAGTTGGTCAAACGATCCGAGAAGCACCCCGTTTCCTGTTTCTTCAAAGACATTGAAGCCAACAAAGCCAGACGTGAATGGATCACCGCCAATAATGATTGTTCCGAATTGGCCGAAGGCCGTTGCTGAAAAACCATTGCTCGCACTTACCGCTTTGTCTACGGTTGCTGTCGATACTGAGCTGAATAATCCTAAGACAATCGTGGGACCACCTTTCGCAGTGATGACATAATCGCTCGTAACTGCACCGTGAAGGTTCGGAAGCTGAACTTCACCGCCAATTCCTTCGCCGGTTGTGTTGAAAACGAAACCGGCTATACAAGACGTTGCTATTCCCTCATCTTCAAATCGTAATGTGTCATGCGCGCCAATACCGTCGGCGGCAAGCCAGTTTGTACCATCGCATTGAATTCCTTTTGTATCATCAATCTGTCGAATGACAAGCTGTCCTTTGTAAGCAACGGAAGCTCCGGCAGAAAATTGGACGAAGCGTTTATTCGCTGCGTCTGTATTGAGTCCACAGTCAATAACCGTTCCACGTTCGAGCAACGTGTAAGAGTCATTTCGTGCTGCGAAAACTCCACGATTGGTTGCTCCTTTGGTTCCGATATAGTTACACCAGAAGTGAGCGCGTCCAAATCCACCAACTTGCGGACGAGCCATTGTCCAATTACAGTATCGCCATTCAATTTTGTCTGTCGTAAGGACGAACAATACTCGACCGTTTGCCGCATCGTCCATCATGTTTACTTTCTGAATGTTGAATTGAACGCTGTTTTGCATGACAGGCGTTTCAACGTATTGAAGATTTGTATCAAGATCAATAAAATCAATCGAGTCCGTGCCAAGAACAGGCAAAGTGTCTGGGTCTTCGTTTGTTACAAAGATTTGGTTTCCAGTATTACGGTAAATCCATCCATAATCGCCGCTTGCTGGCCCAGAAGTCCATTTAATAAGCTGTCCGCGTAGAACATCATCGGCAAATGGCCCACCGTCAATTGTGAGCGCGATTCCGTCCGCATCCGATAGGGTGTCCACGGAAGTCACAGAACGCGATTGTGCGACGGACTCAGTACCCAAAATGGTAATCCAGTTAGACTCTGTAGTCGTGCCCGGCATATCAAACGTACCAGCTCCGAGATTGATCGTGACAGTAGCGGGATTCATCGTTCCAATGTCTAAGTATGCTCGTCCAATAGTCGCATAAGGCAATCCGATACTACCGTCACCAGTAGTGTCATCCCCGGCCGTATCCACATAAAGGTCTGAACCAAGCGAGGGATCGTTAAAAGTGGGTCGAGTGTCACCTGATGCTCCTCCGCCGCCTGTCACTTCTTCAAAATCTAAATCGGTCAATACGCCTGCTCCAAATCCGGCAAGCAGTCGATATGTCTTTGAATCAGATTGAACGTAAACTTGCATCCCCTCTTCACGGCGATTGTTCATGATGTTGTTACGTTCGGTCAAATCCGCAACTGTTCGCAATCCGCCAAGACCATAGACGGCCTTGTGGCTCGCTTGATCATCGGCGTCGTCGAATGGGACTACGGCCGAACCTACATTGATTCCTGGAATTAGTGTCATATATTTTATTATGCAAGTGGTGAATTAGAGAACCTGCAACGTCAAACCTGCACCGTTGTAAGTCGGGTTCGTTCGCAACAAGTAATAATCTTCAGACCATCCGCTTGCGTTTGTGAATCCGACAATCGTTGTCAATGAATAATCAGTGAACACGAAACCACCGAATCTAACTTCGGAAGGTGCGCCCCATGCCACAGGCCAAGCAAAGTACAAGTAGTTTGGCGGTGATCCAGCGCTTGCATCGAATGTTTTTGTTACTGGACGAGACGTATCGAATTCCTCGGACGCGAGGTTGGCAAGCACGTCTGCATCAGTTACGAGAACCGTTTCGTCTATACCCCAGTATCGCTTGTTTTGGAATTGAACTGTCGTTTGAAGCGAGCTTGGTGTTGCGTCATCGCCCACAGCGTCGATTTGATAAGTCGTATTAGCTATTAGACCAGCACCAACCACAGAATGTGAACGCAAGCCTACTGCGATTGCGCCAATTCCATTGTCGATTGTTTGAGACGCTGGATCGTCACCGTCGCGATTGTAAGCCCAGTCAAGATCAAAGTTATTTACCGTTCCACCCTTCTCGGTGACTCCGGCGTCATGTGTGAAAGACGCAAGTTCGTGAGAAGCCACGATAAGTGATTCAGGAATTCCGGTAACTTCTCCTATTGTAGTCGCGCTTGTTTTTTTCAAAATTGCTCCGTCGGGAGTTCCCCCGTCGAATGTGATTCCTCCGCCAGCCCCGGGGGACTCGACGAACAAACAAGAAAGTCGATCACCTGTATTAAGGAAAGTTGTTGTTGCGCCTCCTCCGTCATCGCGTCGGTATTCACAACCAGGAGCGTAACCCGCGCCTCCGTCGGTAATTGTTACTGTTCCGTGACATTCAAAAATGGATCCAAAATCGTCAACAGCATCTTTGTTGATTTCTTGTCCATTGATATTGATCACGTCGTTTTCAAATGATGGCATAAATTTATTTTAATGGAATCTGTCCTGCCTCCGCAGGAAGCAGGCACATGCCACTATTACTCCGCTGGAGCGTCTGCGGGTGCTTCTGGAGCCATTTCTGGCGCAGGAGCGGGTGCAGGTGCTGGTGCAGGAGCTGTGGCTGGTGCAGGAGCAGGAGCTGCCGGAACTTCCGGGGCTTCTGGAGCTGCCTCCGGTGCTGGTTCTGGCGTTGGAGCCTTGTAATCAGCACGTTCTTCTGGAGCAAGCTGTGCTTCAAAAGCGGCTTTTTCCTCGTCTGTAGCTTTCATGACCATTGCATTTGCATTGTCACGAACAGCTTTATAGAGTTCCGCGGTGTCCATAGGAAAGTTCTGATCTCCCCTGTATTTGCGTCCGTGAATTCTCACAGCGCTACCACGGAGTTGAAATGTTGCCATAACGATTTCGTTAGGTGAATTAGCCCACAAGAGGGGGTGAGGAAAACCCCACCCCGTCATGCGTCTACAGTCCAAACACGCGAGCGTGATCGGTTGTAATGTCTTTCATCATCATTGAGAACTGACCTTGTAGGGTCTGGTCAATGGTTCGACTATTTGCCGGTTCGTCTTCGAATCGGAGTACGTCGTCAACAAACCAAGCTTTTGCAAGCTTTGATGTGTTGAGTAGGTACATCGTCTTGTGATCATCAGAGAGTCGAGGATCAGCGATAAGTCGGATCAATCCCTGCCCTTCAGCACGGTAAGAATCCACCTTAAGACCTGCTCGATCTTCTTCAAGACCTGTTCGAACGTTTCCGTTGTTCAAGTCATTGAACACAGCCTTCTGTGCAGATGACATGACAACTACGTCAATAACACCTCCACGATCTGTTACCTTCTGAATGGTAGCTTGGAACTTGTCTTCTGTGAACACAGAAGCGTAATCATCGTTGATTGCGTCTGTTGTTGTTCGAAGCCAGTAATCAATTCCACCAGAAGAACGAGGGGCTGTCTTAGACCCGACCTCAGCTTCTCCGAAGAGTACGCTTTGGTTGAGCTTTCGAACGGCGCGACTCATTGCGCGACCACGTTCCTCGTCTACCTTGTCTTGAATATCTTCGTAACGCTGATTTGCACCTGTCTTAGTAACAAGTACCTTTTCCTGAACGATCTGCGAGTAGTTAACGCGCTTCAAGTTCTCTTCAAGGAGACCGTCTTGATCGACAGTTCCTTCTACGTTAGCGTTACCCACAATGAAAATTGGGGTTGTTGTAACGTGTGCAACTCCTACTGTTGAACCATGTCCACGTGCGAAAACGTCAACAGTGCTGGCTCCGCGGTTGATTGCGGAAACAACTACTTGTTCTGCTTCGACTAAGAGGACGTCACCAATCTGAACAATGTCCTTAAGGGCAGTGTCGATTGGTAGGGCTGCGGTTGTTACACCGTCAGTCCAACCTACAGCTCCTACTTCACCTGAAAGGTCGTAGTAAGCTGCATCGTACCAAACCATCTCTGTAGATGTGAGTGGTCGCATCTCTGGGATCAAGTCCCAAGTCGTGCTGTTTCGTGGTTCAACGAGAGCCGCCAATCCAACTACGTCGTCACTCAAAAATGGTGAGTCGTATGTTGCATATGTTCCAAATACATTGGCCATACAATCGTTTGTTTAATTTATTATTCTTTCTCCTTTTTCATCACTGCTAATTCACGGCTGAGGGTTCTCATGCGAGCTGTATCAATAGGCGAAAATCTATCACCAGTTCGTTTGCGTTCCATCAAATCATCGAATTCCTTTTGAGCGGAAGCCTGTTTGTCTGCTGGCGGATCGTTTTGGTTTCCGGGTTGACCAGGTGTCCCCCCTTTCTTCCCGTCAGAACCGGTCAGAACAGTTCGGTTTCCAGCAATATATTCGAGCTGGGCTTGAGCGGAATATCCTGTTGGGATCAACGAACGTCGATCTTCAGGAATAGCTTCAAGTTCCTTCTCTAACATTGCCTTGAAAGTCTCTTCGTTTTTTTGATTCACTTCTTTCAAAGTGCCAAGTTCCGTCACGGCTTTATCTCGTTCTCCCTTGTATTGTTCAGAGAGTTCTTGATGCTTGCCTTGAGCAACCTTGTCTGCCTCATCGCGTTCAGCAAGTAATCGTTCGGCTTCCGCCGCACGGTCTTCAGCTTCCTTCGTCGCCTTGTACTGCTTCTTGAATTTCCATTCAGGAATAGTACCGCCGCCTTTATCTTCCCCATCTTCCCCGTCTCCGGGTTCCTTTGGGTCTTCTGCGGGTGGCTTAGGGTCGTTCTCAGGAGCCTTAGGTTCCGGATCTTTCTCCGGTGTCTTTTCTGGGTCTGACATAAAATGCAAAGGTTAATTGTAGTGTGGCCTCTCACACGAAGGGATTTGGGAAGCACCCTCTTGCTCAAACCGATTGCTTAGGTCGGCATGTTGACGAAAAAACATCGTTCACAAACATTATAGCAACTTTTTGCTAACCGGTGAACTGCAAATCAGGACGTGGGATTTGAATGTGCCGACAATTGGGATGATATTTCGGAAAATCCTCAGGTGTTGGCTTTGGATAAAGCTTGCCTGTATTATCGTAAATCTTTCCTTGTTGGTTGGCACAAAGCTCGTCTTCTGCACCTCCTGGATGGGTTGAAACCTGCCAAACAGTGATGCCTAAACTGGCCATTCTCGATGTTGTCGCATCGTTTGCTGAATCAATAATCATTGAACGCGTGATGGTGCGAGCGTAATTCTTCAAACCAATTCTTCGTCCCCGACTGTCAATAAATGCAGTAATTCCGTCCTTTACGAAGATTTGTTCGCGTAAAGAGCGTGCAATTGTCTCTACAGCTTCCCCTTGACCAACGCCCAAGGCAATACGATCCCGTATCTGCCGTCGTAGGCCGGACTGTAGAGCTGAACTGGTCGTTGCTCTGACCGCTCGTAGATTTGTTGCGATATCGTCAAAAGACGACTGCATGATGGCCTTCACCTGTGTAACCTCCCCTGTGGATAAGTCTGCGAATGTTAGCGGCGTAATCTCGCTCAAACCACGGGCAATACGTTCAGTTTCCGACACACCCAATAAATAACCGGTTAGGATTGTGTCCTGCAAAGGTTTCTGTACGACACTCAAAGTCCCGTTGATGACCGCCTGAATTCGTGCCAATAGAGCTGCGATCGCTGCCGCTGTCAGTGGTTTGGAAATTGTACTTTCAATGTCTGCGTTGATCTGTACTTCGGCCTGCTCAAAAAGAGGCAACACATTTTCTTGTGATGCCTCGTCTAACTTTCTAAGTTCGTCTCGAAGATTAAACGCCATATGCTAAACGGACAATAACGATCATGGAAAACACCATTACGAGAAGCGCACTGTAACCAATCCCCAGCAACGAAAGTAGGCGCAACACAGAACGCGTAGGGAAGATCTCAGACGTGATCATGCTCTCCACTTCGTCTACGATTTCTTGCTTCTGTATAAATGAGTTCGGCGTCTGTTGCTTGTATGCCATAAATTTAACTTACGATTGGTAGGAATGGTTCGATGGCTGGTTCTTCTTGTCTGATTCGTTCCAGCTCTTGATCAGCCTGCTCGTCGGTAAGGTCATCCAGTGTGCTGATGGCTGTACGTTTTGAAACGAGACCAGCGGTTGAACGCTCTACCATTTGAAGGGTAAGAGCAACCATGTCAACCGGTAGAACGTCATCCCAAACGATGCGGATTTCGTTTTCTGTCTCTACGCCGGCAATGGACAGCGCGAAGGTGAGCGCCTCCTGCAATACGCTTTCGAAAGCCAATCGCTTACGAGCCACCTTCCGTAATGAAGGGAACAGGCGAAGGCGCATTGCCTCTACCTTATCGTTACCGCTTGAACTTTCTGGACGTACCATTTCGGGCGGAACCTTCGCGATGCCCAAGGCCTGTTGAATCTCCATGTCAATAAATTTGAAGCATTCCTCGATCAGCGGGTTGCTGTTCGTGATGTATGCAGGCATGTGATCTTCCTTCGCAACCTCAATTAAATCAATGTCTTTTACCTTGATCTTGTCTTTCTTTCCATCAGGCAAGGTGCTCGGTGGCACAGCCATTCGTGCGTTCATGTGCTTGATGAGCTGGATGCTGATGTGAGTGACTCGGTTGTTCACTTCTTCCAGTTGCGGTTCGATGTCCTTGTAATCACTCTTTCCAAACGGATCACCGGCTCGACGTGTGTTATCGATCTGCCAAACTGGGATTCGGGTTGTACCTTCAATCGTCAATGGCTCTTCTGTAAGTTCAGGGAAGTATTGTGAATACTTTACTGGGTCTACTTCTTCACCTTGCGTTGAGTCGCTATTCAAGAAACGTAATTCAAATCGAAGAGTAATCTTCTCACCGTCTTTTTCGTAAATCGTTTTGTAAATCAAACCACGCTTCTGCTCTCCACGTGGGTCTTTGATGAAGCTCGCGAGAGTGACGCGTGAGGGTTGTGTAGTATCTCTAAAATCGTATTCAGGATAGTAACTATCCGTCTGAACCAATTCGATAATCGGCTTGGTTGGATCATTGACATCCGAACGTACACGCAAAACTCCGTAACCAAAAGTCGATTGATCGAGTGACTCTTGATAGAGAGTATCGTTTAATTTATTACCTCTCACAATTTTGGAGAGAGCTTCTGACTCTTTCTCTCCCTCAATAAAAAACATGGCTCCTTGACCCATGATCAAATCTGCAAAATACTCTGTGATCAGAGCGGGTAAGTTGGCTGCGATGTAGAGTTTTCTTTCTTTCCGAGTGTCATCAACAAAATAATCTTTGATCCCGAAAACTTTATAATGTCTCCCGTCATAAAGCCGGAGATTCCTCTGGTTGGTTTCCAGCCGTACGCGTTGTTGCTTGTTTGGGAATTTGTTATCCAAATGTGGCATAGGATTTAGTCAATGGTATTGCTTGTATTTTACACCTTTTAGGCTCTCATGTGAATTTTAGATCGCTTCTTCGGCATCAAGAAGTCTTCAATTGCGTACGTCGCAACGTCCATACAATCGTCGTGCGCTTCCTTTCCGAAATACACAACCTGACTGTAAACCTTCTCCATCCAAGGACAATCTTTATTCAAAACTACGTGTCCGCGCTCCCAGTGTACCGAAGTCCCGACTAAACGGCTATGCTTATCGCTAAGCGGACGGACACGAACAACGCTGATATTCCTGTGTTCACGCTCAATTTGTTGACAAAGGTACTCGTTCGCAGCGATAGCCTCAACGCGCGGTCTATTCGTCTCACCCTTGTAATAATCGGCATAGTAGGCCACTCGCTTGACGATCTCTGACATCGTGTATCGCCCCGAGCAACCGTCCAATAAATAAATAATCTTCTTTTCTGGGTCGTAACCGGCAATCAAAATGGCTGTCTCGTCATTCTCTTTTTTCAAACCTGAGGCCGAGTCAACAAACATGCGGAGCGTAAGCCTGTCGATGTTGATGTTGTTCTGCCAACCTGGCCAATGAGCCTGGATTATTTGGCTCTCAGGGTCAAGCGATTGCAAAAGAAACTCTTGCTGAAACACCAGCGTACCATGTTTTCGCTTCAATCCCTCTATCGAGATGACCTTGTGAGAGTCGATAATAATCTCGGCGTTCACCCTGTTTGTTTCCTCGTCCGT